ATTATATGCGTGTGATTTTAAGAATGTCAGACATAAAGTTGGCTTTACTACAAAACCTTTTGCTAAAGATGATGGCTTTGAGTCAAGTACAAAGATGAACTATACCATCATATTCGGAGTAGTACGCCCTAAGGAGGACGATGATTAGAGATTATATATTGGCATTATTAGAAACCTATGGTAGTAAGATCAGTTCTTGGGCTTGGGATAAACGATGGAAACATCGTGATTACCACTATGTATGGATCAAAGGTTATAACAAATGGAAAAAGGAGTCATATGGAAAAAATAAAACAACTTTGGACATTAGCAAAAGCTAATCCAAAGATATCTGCTGCTATAGTGGTAGGAATTATTGCCATTTATATTTTAGCAAACTAAATTTTCAATGAGTAAAGTAGATAATGAAAATTTGACTTATGAAAATGAGTCTAAGTTATCTAGATGTACTCAATGCGAAAGACTTGCTGAAGAAAATTCTAATTTAGAAAAACTTATTTGGCATCTTAAATCACAGGTACGTAAGTTAAGAAAAGATGCTAAAGAGATGATGAAATATCCTTGATAAGAAAAAAACATACGGTCTATGTTTGTGGTAAGTGTAAGATATGCGGTAAAGAACACCTATCAAATGAAGGAGGTTGGATCATTAATGCTGAACTTAAAAACTTCTGTCATTCCATTAAAAAGTCTTGCTTCGATAAATATCTAGCCTATAGAAGCCCATAGAAGCCTCGTATACTACGATTTAGGGGTTATCCCTTGTCTATGTACCTATCAATTTGAACGTGTATCTGTGAGCTTTAATGGAGCTTACGACCTGATTCAACAAAAGCTTCAGATTCAAGTTGAGCTAAAGCAGATTTCATTAATAGGATAGAAAATTCCTTACACTTATAGAAGTCAGCAACATTAATCACAGAAGAAACAAGAGCTACTTGTAATTGATCTATGTTCGTTCCTGAAAATATATCATGCACTATCTCTTGCATTAAATTATCAGTTGATGAAAGACATTTCTCTAAATCTAAACCTCTTTCTTGCATTATTTTCTTAAGATCGTAATACATGCGATATGTGTAGCAACTTATATAAGATAGAGAACGCACTTTTAAAGAAGGCGAACCTCATTAAGCCAATGAGTGTAGTAAGGGAGATGTTATCTAACGTAACTACTTGTCCGCCTTCCCTCGAAGTTGTAAAAGATTCGCCTTAACGAACCTAGTTACATTTCATATCTACTTAAGGTGAGATAGTTAAACCTATCTGATAGTTGTCTATCAAATTTCAGAATTTTAATCGGGGTTGTGTTTGGTTATCATCGCCGCAACCCCTATACTAGACTATAGCTATTTATTTTCATAGCTTAAGATAATATCATCTAATAATTATTTAAAATTGTTTTTGAAAAGGTTCTTCTGCATCTGTATTTGCATCTTCATCTTTTCCATCAACAGACTTTTTAGTATCGCTTATTAATCTGATCTGTCCACGAACTCTTGGAACAAGAACTTCAGTAACAAATCTTTGGACATCATTGCTATCCTTATACGATCTGTTATCCAGTTCTCCTTCGACATAAAGCATCGTACCTTTACTTGCATACTTTTCTAAAGTGGTTGCAAGATTAGGATCAAATACTTTAATCTTATTCCAGGTAGTTACAGTTTTCTTCTCACCATCTTTTTCTTTCCACGACCTGTTAGTCGCTAAAGATAACTTGGCGAACTTTGCGTTTAGACTGGTTGTTCCGATCTCAGGATCAGCACCTAGTCTACCTAATAAAATGACTTTGTTTATCATTCTTTCTCCTTTGTTATTTTAACTATCTTACTTTTTATACCATCTGAATTACTATTGAATTTCTCTTTCATAGTTTGAACGTATTTTACATTGTCAAACATGCCGAGAAATACATCAGCACTTACTCCTAAATGACTGAACGCTTTTGTCATCGCATCAGTCAAAGCTTTCTTTGGAGCTTCGTCATCTAGTTTTCCATCTTTCCTATACAAAGCACATACCGAAGACACTGGTCCATATTTGTGCCATATCTCATCGATCATATATACTATCTTAACTTCAGCGAATACATTTGCATCTGTATAGATAAATTTAGAATCGTAACTCCAACCTTTACCAACTGGTCCGAATACCCTGGTCATTGTCATGATCTGATACATAGGATCAATTGTTGTTAGAGTCTTACCAAACTTTGGAAATGGTTTAGTATACAGGGGATTAGTATGTTTAAATTTATCCCATAGATCTGTATTTTTTACATCTTCAATCATATATTACTCCTTTCAGTATTATATTTTTTACTTACTATATAAACATAAGCATTTCTTGTACTAACATTCTTTCTTTTATCTTGTCGTTCAATGTCACCTAACTTATATAGTTCCGTCACTCTTGGTCTAACTGTAAAGCTACTAAGATTTAACAATTCAGCTACTTCATCTGCAGTAGCACCAAAGCTTCTTTTGTTTTTAATAACATTGAATACTTTAATGCGAATTGTTTTAGCTCCAGCAGCAATTAACTCTGCCGCTTCTACCGAAGTATCAGCAGTCTTACTGTACCCTGGAGAGAAGGGATATGAGCTTTTTGTTTGATCCATTTTGAGTTATCCTTTTACCTAGATCTTTAAATGTACTCCAACTAACCAAGTCAGGTGGAGCTTTCTTATTTTCTACATAGTACCAAAACAGAACTTCAGCAGCTAATAACTTATTTTGAAATTCTTCATTAGCTTCCACTTCAGTAATGTCATACTTCATGTTGCCATATATGACAGATAGAAATGCTTTCTTCTCTTTTGTTACCATTAAATAATGTTGAATTTGTGCAGCGTATTTATTAACTACTTTCCCTGAATTATTAAAAGCATTTGTATGTTTGCATTCTAATAATCCTTCCTTATATTTTCCAGCCCATGCAACACCATCTATATGAGCATAGATATGAGGGTACTTATCCATTTGAAAATACTTTTGTTGATCTTTAACTACGTTACCTGTTTCTTGTTCGTACCAATGGATGTTAAATGATTCTGTATGCCTTCCCATTTGTACTGGTAATACCTTTGATAAATCTGCGGGTTGTGTTTCACCTGTCTTTTCACTCCACAACTGATACCAGTCCCCTTCGTATAATCGTGTAGCATCACTGCCACCGACTCCTTTACTTCGGTCAAACTCTGCTTTCATTTTATTCCTTTCTAATTACAATTCATTTTGTCTAGATCAATAGGTTTATCTGCATAGAACCATACCCATGATGAAACCTTAGTCCCATCTTGAGTATAGGTACACTTCTTACCTATCGAACAAGCATTCAAAACAAATAGTAGTGCAATCACTAGCAATACTTTGTTCATATCGTTCCTCCTATTTTCAAATAGTGTTTGGATTTCTTTAAATCTTTTTCTTTAAGTTCATTCATTTTCTTATCTAAATATTCTTCCGCCCATTTTTTGAAGCGTATATTTTCTTCTCTTTTCGAATTTTGCTTTCTTTCTTTTTTGATCTTCTACCATTAGTTTATTTATTTGTTCTAATTGTTTTTGATCTATCTTTTTTTCAAAGATTCTTTTTGCAAAGGCTAGATATACTTCATCATCGAACTCTATGCTTCGATAAAACTTTAACAGTTTCATTAACCAAAATTGTTTTCGAACATGGTATGCTGAGTAGTCAGGTCTTATCCTTCTCTTTATTTCCATTTTCTTTATCGCCTTTTGGTGGTGGTTTAACTCCTTGATTTGCATACCAATTTTTACTACTTACTTTTTCTTCATTAATATTTTCTTGAACAGTTTCTTCTTTTAAATCTTCTGCTGTTGGTTCTATCCAATCAGCACAACCTGGTTGTGTACCTGGTGGTAATGTTTGTTTCGTTGCAACTTTAAATGTTTCTTCTCTAAATTCTTTAAACATTTTTTCTAAGCTTTCGTTTTTAGATTTGAATTTGTCAACTACGGTTCTAGCTTTAACTAGATAATGAATAGCATCTATGAGTTCTTCAATCGTACTATCAATCCAATGATCAAATGGTTTATCATTCGCTTCCATTGTCTTACCGAATTTTTCCATACCTAACACATGTCTTTTGCAAATTATGTCTATTACTTTATTAGCAATAGGATCATTCGTTATCTCATTAAGTTTAACGTCTGGGTTTAACATGGTTTGCACCTCCATTTTTAGCAACTAGTTTTAATTGCATTTTGAGTGAATCAGCCCAACAACAGAACAAGAATCCACTAGGCTTTCTTATACCAACTTCCCATTTTGATACAAGACCTTTTGCAACTCCGAGTATCTCGTCCATTTCTAACTGACTGATACCTAGTTTCTTTCTAGCTTGTACAAATTGAGGTATGAGTTGGTTGTGAAATATTCTACCTAAAGCATACTTACTGGACATACTTCATTTAGTATCAGATCAGATTAAATATACAAGTTATAGGATAATCTTACCATGATGCTTGATAATAAACTGAATGAGTCCAATCTTTTTGATATTTTTCCAACCACTTAGCTGTATCTGTAAAGACTTTAGCATTTTTTATTCTATCTTTTTTATGCCAAGCAGATTCTCCAAAGAAAAATCCTTTTGTATGTGGTAATTTTCTTTTAAGGATAGCTTCTGCGATTTGGAGACAATCTTTTTCTCTTAGTGCAATTCTTTGACAGCTATCTTTTCCTTCACCAAAATGTTTTACAATATATCCATGTAAATCTGGATGCTTTCTCCAGTATGCGATATCTAAATCAGATGATGTAACTGGATAGCCACTAATCTTTTTTCTGCGATCTGTTTCACCTTTAGATCTCCATCTTCCTTCGTGATATACATTTCCTGTTAGGTGCATGTCTAATCCCATAGTATTATCCTTCTTTAACTCTGTTTAATGTCTTGCCCATATCTGTTTTACTTTGAAGTTCTTTATATTTATTAATTTCAAAATCGATATGTATTTTTAATTGTTCTAGTGCATGAATAGATCCTTGCCATGTAGAATATAGTCCATGCTCTTGAGTATTCTTTAGCATCTGTGCGAAGTCCATTTGTTTCCTTTCTTTTTTAGCGGGGTAACACCTCTCGGATATTACCCCTATCTATATAAGGGATGTTTCGGCTCGTATGATTTTAAACATCAATAGCATATGCTTCCTAACATTATATAGAATCTCTTAAAATGGTTTAGGTTCTTTGTCTTCCATCTTATCTAATCTTACCTTGATATTTTCTAATACCTCATTGTTAGTAACCATATATAATTTATGATCATCTTGCATTCCCTTACAGGTTTGAGCTACTTGTTCCATAGATCTCATAATTTTATCGAGTAGTTCTACTGTGTCTTGTATGCCTTTAACTACAGTAACTCGATCATAACTATTTCCTTCTTGATTTGTTAACCAACTAAACATTTTATTCCCTTTCTAAGT